ATTGTTTGGAGAGAATATCTTTAGAAGTGCAGGTAAGAAGATTGTAATTACTGAGGGTGAGATTGATTGTCTTACAGTTTCTCAAGTCTTTGGTAATAAATATCCCGTTGTATCTATAAAAAATGGGGCTGCAAGTGCTGAGAAAGATTGTAAGAATAGCCTTGAATTTCTACAGGCTTTTTCAGAAGTGGTGATTTGTTTCGATCAAGATGCTGCAGGACAAACCGCTGCACGTAAGGTAGCTGAACTGTTTGCACCTTCGCAAGCAAAGATTGTTAAGTTACCAATGAAAGATCCTAACGAAATGTTAGTCAATAATAAAGTAGCTGATTTAATTTCTGCTATCTATGATGCAAAGACTTATCGACCTGATGGTATTATTGATGGGAGTAGTTTGTTTGAGCAACTAACCACACAAACACAAAGCGAAACAGTGCCATACCCTTATAAAGAACTTAATAAGATGACGCATGGGTTACGTAAAGGGGAACTTGTAACAATAACAGCAGGAAGTGGCATTGGTAAATCTTTAATGTGCAAAGAGATTGCTTTTGATTTAGTAGTTAAACATAATAAAAAAATAGGGTACATAGCACTAGAAGAATCAGTTAAGAAAACTGCTTTAGGTTTGTTGTCCATTGATTTAGATACCCCATTACATATCAGTGCTGAAGTTGCTCCTGAAATTCTTCAAAAAAGTTTTGATAAAGTATTAGGTTCAGGAAATGTTTTATTTTATGATCACTTTGGGTCGTTAGAGTCAGAGAACTTAATAGGAAAAATAAGATACTTAGCAAAAGGGTGTATGTGTGATTTTATTATTCTTGACCATATCTCTATTGTTGTATCAGGTTTAGAAGGGGGAGATGAAAGAAGGGCTATTGATAATGCAATGACACGACTTCGTTCTTTAGTAGAGGAAACTGGCATTGGTTTGATTTTAGTATCCCATTTAAAACGTCCACCAGAAAAAGGACACGAGGAAGGGGCACAAACTTCACTCTCTCAATTAAGAGGAAGTGCAGGTATTGGGCAGTTGTCTGATATTGTTTTAGGACTTGAACGTAATCAACAAAGTAATAAAAATTCTAACACTACAACATTACGTATATTAAAAAATAGATTTAGTGGAGAGACAGGAACTTGCGGTCAGCTTGTTTACAACCCAATTACGGGGAGACTTATTGAATATGAAAAAGATACGAAAAACTGAGTACGACCTTTATTTATCAGGGCTTGTCTTTGAAGCCCTTGAGACAATGAGGAAAGAAGGAATGTCAACAGTACATGTGCACACACATATGGACGCTGTTGTTATTACAAATATGTTAGATGATCTAACAGGGGATTATCCCGAAGCAAGAAAGATAGATATAGAATTATGTCAAATACAATAACTAACGAAGAAAAAGAAGGTAATCACGGGCGCCTTATGGCACCTACCATACCAACTCGCAGACAAACTACAACTTTTGAAGTTGGTCCTTTTACTGTTGCTGTCTCTTTTGTAACAGTCATAACAGGTAACGATGCATTACGTGTGCCCGTTGAAGTGTTCTTCACTAAGCGTGGCAACAAAGCAGGGGAGTCAGAACTTGACTCACACTTATATGAGTTAGGTACAAAGATATCTAAAGAAATGCAAGGTGAATGATGTCACGCTATTGTTTTGATATAGAGACTGATGGGTTACTAGATGATATTACTAAAGTCCATTGTGTTGTGTTAAAAGATATTGATACAACTGAGATTTTTAAATATGGACCCCTTGAAGTTCTTACTGCTTTAGATAAGATTACCCAAGCAAGTTTACTTATTGGTCATAATATTATTGGTTACGATATACCTGCTTTAGTTAAGCTTTATAACTGCACAATAGAAGCAGAACTTTTTGACACTCTTGTTGCGACACGTTTACTTTATGTAGATATAAAAGATAAAGATTTTAGAAATATTAATAGTGGTTTTCCTACGAAACTTATTGGACGACATAGTCTTAAAGCTTGGGGGCATCGCTTAGGAGAATACAAAGAAGAAATAGAAACTGATTGGCAAGAGTACACGCAAGAGATGTTAGACTATTGTGTTCAAGATGTTGAGGTAACTCATGCTTTATATAACAAAATTAAAAAAGAAAATAGTTCAGAAGAAGCTTTAGCCCTTGAGCATAAGATACAAAAGATTTGTGTTCAGATGACAACTAACGGTATTGGATTTGATGTTACACGTGCACAAAAACTTTATGCTACCCTTTGCCAAAGACGAACTGAACTTGAATTTAAACTACAAGAGATCTTCCCGCCTTGGCAGGAGTCTTCTTTATTTATCCCAAAAGTTAATAACAAATCAAGGGGGTATGTAAAAGGTATCCCATTTGAAAAAATTAAAGAAATTGTATTTAATCCAGGAAGCCGAGATCATATTGTAGATAGGTTAAAGACATTAAGATCTTGGAAGCCTAAAAGTTTTACTAACGATGGTAAACCAAAAATGGACGAAGAAATACTTAGTCAGCTTAAATTTCCTGAAGCTAGACTATTGTCTGAATACTTTTTAATACAGAAAAGAATTGGTATGTTAGCGGAAGGTAATCAAGCTTGGTTAAAACAAGAGGTTAATGGGCGTATCTATGGTTCTATAAATCCTAATGGTGCTGTAACTGGAAGGGCTACGCATAGTCACCCTAATTTAGCACAAGTTCCAGCCGTGCATACACTTTATGGAAAAGATTGTAGATCTTTGTTTTGTGCCCCTAAAGGTAAAATATTAATTGGTATTGATATGTCAGGGCTAGAGTTACGTATGCTTGCTCATTATATGGCACGTTATGATAGTGGTGCCTATGCTGATATTGTTGTTAATGGAGATATTCATACTCATAATCAAGAAGCAGCAGGAATTGAAACACGCGATTTAGCAAAAAGATTTATTTATGCTTTCCTTTATGGCGCAGGAACTGCTAAACTAGGGCAAGTAGTTGGTGGTAATGCAACTGACGGTAAGGAGTTAAAGGTTAAATTTTTAGAAAAGCTTCCTGCATTAAACGAATTGATTCAACAAGTACAAGATAAGGCGGAACGTGGGTACTTAGTTGGGTTAGATAAAAGAAAAATACCAGTGCGGTCTTCACATGCTGCATTAAATTCATTGTTACAAGGCGCAGGGGCGATTGCCTGTAAAGAATGGATAATACAATTAAGCCCTATTTTCGATGGAGAGACAAAACTTGTTGCTTGGGTTCATGATGAAATCATCATTGAAACAACAGAGGAGAAATCTCAAGATGTCGCCAGCGAAGCAATTAGAGCGATTGAACGCACTAGTGGAAGCCTACAACTTAGGGTTAAACTTACAGGAGAAGCCCAAACAGGCGCTGATTGGAGTGTCATTCATTGAGAATAAGTTAAAACGTAGAGTTTTTATGTTAAAAGAGAGAGCAAAAAGAAAGAATGTACCATTTGATGTTAACTACGATTACTTATTAAGTATTTTTCCATTAGATTGTACATGCCCCGCATTGGGGACATTGTTTTCTTTTTTCGGAGAACATGGGGCACAGCCTACAGTAGATCGTATAATACCTAAAGAAGGTTATGTTGTTGGTAATATTATATGGGTAAGTTTTATGGCTAATATGGTTATGAGTTATGCTGAACCTGATGATATTATAAAAGTAGGAAAGTTTGCTAAGAAAGTATATGAAGAATTTTACCCTGAACTAAATGGAGAGAAAAATGAAAACTAGAACATTATTAATAGACGCAGATATTGTATTATACAAAGTCGCTTCAATGGTGGAAGTTGCTACTGATTGGGGAGATGGGATTTGGACACTACATTCAGATTTAAAAGAAGCAATCCCTTCACTTAATAAATGCGTTGAATCATATTTAGAAAAGTTAGATACTGACATTGCTAAAATGTGTTTAACAGGACACAACAATTTCAGAAAGAAAGTACACTCTGAGTATAAAGCAAATAGACTTAATAAAAGAAAACCTTTAGTGCTTGGTGCCCTCCGTGAGTATGTCGAAGCAACTTATGATTGTTTGTGTGAGGATAATCTGGAAGCTGATGACCTTATGGGGCTTTATAGCCAACATGTTATTCCTAATAACGAAAATATTATTGTTAGTATTGATAAGGATATGCGCACAATACCTTGTAAATTATGCGTTGATGGGGAAGAAATACTTACAATATCCAAAGATCAAGCTGACTACTATTTTGCAATTCAATGTCTTACAGGGGACTCAACTGATAACTACCACGGGTGTCCAGGAGTTGGACCTGTAAAAGCAAAAGCTATCTTAGATAAAGCCGAAGGTTCTTATTGGGAAGCTATTGTTGCAGCCTATAAGAAAGCAGAGTTGACAGAAAAGCAAGCATTACAGCAAGCTCGACTTGCTTACATACTTCATGATGCTAAAGATTATAACTTTAAAACAAAAAAGGTAAAACAATGGACGCCATAGACCCAAAACACTATAACAATTATGCAATACAACCAATAAATTTTATACTTGAAAACAATTTAGGTTTTTGTGAAGGTAATATTATTAAATATGTTTGTCGGTATAAGGATAAAGGAGGTGTTGAAGATTTAAAAAAAGCTCGTCAATACATTGATTTCTTAATAAATGGAGGGATTAAGTGACAAAAAGATACCTCTATAGGAAAAGTACCAATGAAAGTCTACTTGAAGATGCAAGTCTACCTATAACAATAGAAGATTTAATTATTCTTCTTGATGCTACATTCCCTTTAATCAACCCACCATTAGATACATCTACCTATGAGATACATAGAAAAGCAGGACAACGTGATGTTGTTGAATGGTTATTACAATTACAACAAAGAAAGTCAGAAAATGTGCTTAGGAAGTAATGCTGCTAAAACAGCACCCATGGTTAACCCATTGACAGCGTTTAATAATGGTAACATTTTAGACCCTAAAAACAGAACAACAACAATGGCACCTAAAACTCCTGACGAAACACCTGCTATACCAACTAAGAAAACAACAACAACAGCACCAACTCTATCCAGTGGATTAAGTATTCCAATGGGTATGAGTTAATAGGAGGAAACAACAATGTGTTTAATGAAAGCCCCTAAGCCACAAGTTGCACCAGCGCCACCCGCAGCTATTCCACGTGCACAACCTATTGAAGATATGGCTCCGCGTGTGAAAATTGCAGGTGAAGATGCAATGAGTTCAACCAGTAAAAAACAAGCAGTTAATGCAAGAGGAACTAAAAGTCTACAAACAGGACTTAGTACTTCAGGTGCAATGACATCTTCAGGATTGAGTATACCACAATGATGTATAACTTAAGTAAGACAGCCAAAGAACGTTACGAAAGTATGACGGAGTACCGTGAGCACTATTTAGAACGTGGGCGTGAATGTTCTGAACTTACTTTACCTTCATTATTACCTGAAACAGGAATCAATCATACTTCTGAATTGTACACTCCATACCAGTCTGTTGGTGCAAGAGGAGTAAACAATTTAGCTTCTAAACTATTGCTTCTTTTACTCCCACCTAATCAACCTTTCTTTAGACTGAGTGTTGGTGGTAAGACTAAAGATGAAATGGATCAACAACCTGAAGTAAAAACTGAAATTGAAAAAAGTTTAGGTAAGATAGAACGAGAAGTAATGCGCGAAATTGAACACCTTGCTGTTCGTGTCCCAGTCTTTGAAGCTTTAAAACATTTAATTATAGTTGGCAATGCACTTGTTTATTTCCCTAAGAAAGGAAATATGCGTGTGTTCCCTCTTTCACAATATGTTTGTAGGCGTGATGCTGAAGCTAATTTACTTGAGCTCGTTATAAAAGAAACTATATCACCATTTACATTTGATGACGAAACTCAACAAGAAATCTTAAAGAATAAAGATGAAGTTGAAAGTACTGATGAAGTTGATATGTTTACAAGAGTTATTTTGATGGAAGAAAACAAGTACTACGTCTGTCAAGAAATTAATGGTTATAAATTACCCAAGTCTGAAGGTTATTACACTAAAGACACAATACCTTTCCAAGTGTTGCGCATGGTTCGTCAAGACAATGAAGATTATGGGCGTGGCTACGTGGAGGAATACTTAGGTGATTTGAAATCTTTAGAAGGACTAAGTCAATCACTTGTTGAATCAGCTGCAGCTTCAAGTAAAGTAGTGTTCATGGTTCGCCCAAATTCTTCTACTAAGAAACGAGACTTATCTATAGCAAGCAATGGAGATATAATTACAGGATCTCGTGATGATGTGTCTACGTTACAAGTAGAAAAACATTATGACTTACGTGTTGTAGCCGATACAATACAGAAATTTGAAGAAAGAATGTCATATGCTTTCTTACTTAACACAGCAGTGCAAAGGAATGCTGAACGTGTTACTGCCGAAGAAATCAGATACATGGCAAACGAACTTGAAACTGCTTTAGGTGGTGTGTACTCATTATTGTCTCAAGAATTTCAACTACCACTTGTTGCTATCTTAATGAACAGAATGGCAAGTCGTGGTGAGATACCTAAACTTCCAAAAGGAACTGTGCGCCCTACAATTATTACTGGTGTTGAAGCTCTAGGTCGTGGTAATGATTTACAGAAACTAAGAGAGTTTACAAGTGAAGTAGCAAGTATTGCACAAATGAACCCAGAAATTGTCCAAATGCTTAATATGACTGATCTTATAAAACGTATTGCAACAGGGCATGGAATAGATACTGAAGGTTTAATTAAATCTGATGAACAATTAAATGCTGAAAGAGAACAAGCACAACAGATGCAACAAGCACAACAGATGAACGACACCATGCAACAAGCAGCGCCAAGTGTCGGTAAAGAAGCATTACAAATGGCGATGCAACAACAACAACAAGTACCACAGGAGTAACAAATGGTCGATGCTGTAGAAATTAGAACTGAAGAAACAACTGCTGAAAATCCAGTTGAACAACAACAACAATCTGCTGAAAAAATATTAGGGAAGTTTGAAACTCAAGAAGACTTAATTAAATCCTACCAAGAACTCGAAAAGAAACTTGGCTCAACAGGGGAAACAGGGGAAACAGCAGAACCTAAAGAAGAAAAAAGTAGTACTCTTGAAATAGATGATGCTGAACAAGTTGTTGCTGATGCTGGACTTGATATGTCACAGCTTCAAGAACAATATGATTCTAACGGAACACTAGATGAGACTTCTTTTGAAGCTTTAGAAAAAGCTGGTATTCCTAAAAGTTATGTTGAAGCTTTTATCCAAGGGCAAGAAGCTTTATCTAATCAATTACAAACGACAATAAAATCAGAAGTAGGTGGCGATGAGTCCTATGCTGAATTAATGTCATGGGCAAAAGACGCTCTTAATCCTGCTGAAATTACTGCATACAATAATGTAGTTAATAGTCGTGATTTAGAAGCCGTTAAACTTGCCGTTACAGGTTTAAAAGCTCGTTATGAGACTTTAAATGGTGTTGAACCTACATTAACTGCTGGTCGTGCAAGCACAACAGGAGCTAATGGGTACAATTCTTGGGCACAAGTGACCGCAGCAATGAAAGATGCACGATACGAAAGTGACTCTGCTTTTAGAGCTGAAGTTCAAGATAAAATATCACGGTCAAATTTATAGTTGTGCAACCTTTTTAGGTGGCAACTGCGGAGCATAATAAGTCATCACTAACATGACCCTTTACGGAGGACAATCTTGATTTATGAAAACTAGTATTTATGTGAAGCTTTAATTAATAACTAACTTTAATCATTCTAAGGAGAACTACAAATGGCAGTCGCAGCCCCAGCAAGTATTGGACGCGTCAATGCATCTGGTTCCGAAGATGCGTTATTTCTTAAAGTTTTTTCAGGCGAAGTTTTAACCGCCTTTGAAAGAGCTAGTGTAACGCAAGGAGCCGAAATGGTGCGTTCAATATCAAGTGGTAAATCAGCAACATTCCCTGTAATGGGTCGTATTGCTGCAGCTTATCACACACCAGGATCAGAGATCGTGGGAACTGATGTGAATCACAACGAGAAAGTCATTACAATTAATGACCTACTTGTAAGTTCCGCATTTTTAGCAAACATTGAAGAAGCTAAGAATCATTGGGACGTAAGGTCAGCATACTCCGCCGAAATCGGCAGAGCTCTTGCTTTCCAAAAAGATAAACACATCTTACAAACTATTGGTCAAGCTACACTCGCAGCTACTAATATAACAGGCGGAGACGCAGGTACAGTACTTACAAATACTGGAATTGCATCTGCAACCGCAGCAACTGCAGCTAACGCAATGATTGATTCATTGTTTGATGCAGCTTCAAACTTAGATTCACACTACGTTCCAAAAGAAGGTAGAAAATGTTTCTTAAGACTTGAAGAATACTACAAATTAGCAAACGCTACTAGTGCAGTCAATGTTGACTTCAGTGGGCGTCCTAATGGTGGTGTTGCTGATGGAACAGTAATGAGAGTGGCTGGAATTGAATTGATTCCAACTCCTCACTTTATATCCGCTAACGTAACTACTGCTCAACCTGATGCAGGTACTTCAGCTGGTGTGGCAAATCCACAAGCAGTAAACTTGACTAGCTTTGTTGCACTTGTATGTCACCCTTCAGCAGCAGGTACCGTTAAATTAATGGACCTAGCAACTGAAATGGAATATGACATCAGACGTCAAGGCACATTGATGGTAGCAAAATATGCTATGGGTCATGGTGTTCTACGTCCTGAAGCAGCAATCGGTATCAAAGAAGCTTAATAGCATTCTTTGTGTGAGGGGTGTTGCTAACACTCAAGCACACCCCTCATAACCAATGTAAGAAAGGAATACAATGTCATTTAGAAATACCTCTACTTCAGAACTACAAGCAGTCAATACGTTATTATCTATAATTGGAGAAGCCCCAGTTAATAGTATTACAGGTAACACTGGTGTTGATGTATCTATTGCACTACAACTACTTGATGAAACTAATGTTGAAGTACAATCAAGAGGCTGGCATTTCAATACAGAAGAAGAAGTTACTTTATCTATAAATGATGATAGTAAGATTCCTGTTGCAGCTAATGTTGTACAAGCTGTAGCTAGTCGTAACTACCAAAATGAATTTAACATAACACTTCGCAATGGGTTTCTTTATGACCTAACTAATAAAACAGATATCTTTACAAAAGTTCCACCTGTTGACCAAATATCAGTAGAACAGTTTGAGCATATTCCTGAGTATGCACGTAGATTAATTGTCACAAAAGCAGGCAGAAGATTTCAAGCACGTATGGTAGGTTCAAAAGAACTTGCAGGATACACTGAAATAGATGAACAAGAAGCAATAATAAATTGTGAGAGAGCAGATGCACAACAAGGCGATTACAATATCTTGTCAGGCAACATGGACGTATATAATATCATAAACAGAACTGTAAGAAGAAGCTATTAATGGCGTTATACTCACAAAGCATATCTAATCTGATTAATGGCATAAGCCAACAAACAGCAACACAGCGTAATGAAACACAAGCTGAATTACAAGAAAATGCTCAGTCCCGTATAGTCGAAGGGTTATCTAAACGCCCATCTCTTGATTATGTAGCGACTCTTGATGCTACTAATGTGTATCCAACAAACGCTGCTATCCATGGCGTGCAGAGAGATGCAAATACTGCTTTCATTTCTGCGTTTACAAATGGAGCTGTTAAAGTTTGGAGTTTAGCAGGTGTAGCAAAAACAGTTAATGTCCCAAATGGAGTTGGCTACTTAGCATCTACAAACCCTAAAGAACATTTTAAATTTGTCACAGTTGCCGATTACACATTTATAGTTAATACTTCAATCGTCCCTGTGATGGCAAGTGCTACTTCAGCAGCAAAAATTGAACGAACATTAGTTTACTTGAGACAAAGTAACTATGGTAACACATACTCTGTTACATTGAAACATCCAGACATTGCATATAATATTAAAGTATCACTACAGATGCCTAGTGGATCTAATCTTACACATGATGCTCCATTAAGAGATACTGTTAAGATGGCTGATATTTTAGCATATGGGACAAGCTCTGCTTATTGGAACGGTACTTCTTCTGTTGGTTTTGAAGTGACCCGCACCGATACAGGAGCACAGCTAAGTACTACACAAGGTCTTAAGAACCTAAGTACAATTACAAATCACTTCACAACAACACTGTATGATTCAACTATTGATATAAAGCCAACTGACGGTGATGTTCTTTACAGTGTTTCAACTGCTGATGGTTTTGGAGGCACTGCTATGTACAGTGTCCGTGATGAAATACAAGATTTTACTAACTTACCTTTCTATTCACCTGCTGATGCTATAATTAAAGTGACAGGAGACGAAGGTGACACCTTGTCCGACTATTACGTTAAGTTTGAAAGCGAAGGTGTATGGAAAGAAGTTGTAGGTCCTGGAGTTAAACTAGGCTTTGATGCAACAAAGATGCCTCATGCACTCGTCAATAATAATGACGGCACGTTCACATTCAAACAACTAGTGTGGGAGTCTCGTATATCAGGTGATGAAGAAACAAACCCAGATCCTACGTTTATAGGTAAAACTATAAACAATATTACTTTCTATAAGAACAGACTTGGTGTGTTGTCAGAAGAAAACGTTATCTTTACAGAAAGTGGTAAGTTTTTTAATTTCTTTAAGACTACAGGCACTGCGTCATTAGATACAGATTCAATAGATATTGCAGCTTCTTCTACTCAAGTATCCACTTTAAAACATGCTATTGCTTACAACGAACAACTTCTATTGTTCTCTGGTACTAACCAATTTGTTCTTAGGTCAGACAGTGGAACATTAACACCTAAGACAGCATCAATAACAAGTACGACAACTTTTGAGCACAATGAAGCAATTCCACCTATTTCAGTAGGTAACTACGTGTATTTTGTACAGAAAAAAGGCACTTTCTCTGCGATGCGCGAGTATTATGCAGATGATGATACAGCTACCAATGACTCCGTTGATATCACAAGTGGAGTTTCTAACTATATCCCTTCAAATTTAACTTCTATTTTAGCATGTCCAATGGAAGATAGTATCTTAGTTCTTCCTCAAGACGTTATTGCTGGTGAAGCAACAGTTCCTTATACTGTAGGGACTAATGTTTCTCCTACTTACGGAAAAGAAATATACGTTTATAAATACTTTTGGGACGCTAACCAAAAAGTTCAAGCATCTTGGTCTAAATGGATTTTTGATGGTGTGCAAATTTTAGGTGGAATGGTTATTGAAAGTGTTCTATACCTTATTGCTAATGATTTACAAGACTGTAAGCTTTACAAGGTAGACTTACAGAATGTCGATGATTCTAATTTATCTTTTAGTACTGCTTTAGACCATAAAACTACATTAAGTGGCTCATATTCAGCGGGTACTGATAAAACTACTTTCACTTCTCCTTATGGAGAACGCACAGGACTGTTCGCAGTTGATGCGGTTACAGGTATAGATTTAACCTTAACTAACTCAGGTGCTACTTACTATGCAGAAGGAAGCCACACAAGTGCTATTTTTGGCACTAAATTTACCACTAAATACCAATTTTCTCCAGTGTATGTGCGAGAGAATGTAGCAAGTGGTGGACGTCTTGCAATAACATCTGGAAGACTGCAAGTTCGTACAGTTTCTTTAGACTACGAAAACACAGGGTTCTTCCAAGTCGAAGTGTCCCCAACAGACCGTGATCTTAAAACATATACAATGAATGGGCATATAATTAATGATTCATCATTTACTATTGGAGATGCATCTATTGTTACAGGAACATTTAGTGTACCAGTGCAAGCTCAAAATACAGCATACACACTTACTATAAAATCAGATTCTTACTTACCTATGCACGTAGTTGCTGCTGAGATTGAAAGTTTCTACCACAGAAGATCGGCAAGGTAATGACATGGTTAGTACAGTACGCCTAGCAACACCTAAAGATGCCGTGTATCTAAGCAATAATTTAAGAGCTGAAGACTTAGAAGAAATACAAAGTTCACACAATATAGACCCTTTAGAAGGGCTACTAGAGTGTTTCCAGCTTAAAAATTCACAGAACTATGCTGCTATTAATGAAAATAAAGAGTGTGTAGCAATGTTTGGTGTGTCCGATTGCCCTTTTGTTGAGGGTTTTGGTGTTGTGTGGTTACTTTCAAGTGATGCACTACAAGTAGAAAAAAGACAGTTTGTAAGAGAGTCCAGACAATGGGTATCTCAACTTAACAATAAATACAGTACCATATATAATTGGGTACACCCAAACAACTGGAAGACTTTAAAATGGCTACAGTTTTGTGGCTTTGAACCTAGACTTAAACATGAGTATGGTGTAAACAATGACGAATTTATATTAATAATGAGGACTAAAAATGTGTAATCCAACGGTAATGGCAATGGCAAATTTTGGTTTGCAAGCTTCTTCTGCAATGACTGAATACCAAGGACAGCAGGCAGCCGTTGATGCACAAAATCAAGCCAATGCTCAAGCACGCCTTGACTCCCAACGCGCCTACGGTGAAGACCTAACGCGAATTGAAGCCCAAAGAATACAAGATAATAAGACTGCAGCTTCAGAAGCACTAGAAATTAGTAGAGGGAAACAAGTATCTTTAGCTAAAGCACGTGCTAGTGCAGGTGAAGGAACAGGGGAAGTGATGGCACTCCTACGAGACATTGGGTATGGAGCTGACTACGAAACTAACACCCTACAATCTCAAGCTGCTTACCAAAATAAACTTCTTACACAAGGACGTGATGACGCTTATGCTTCAATGCAAAGAGTGTTTAGAGGACTTTCAGTTCCAACTCCACCAAGTAGCTTAGGCTTAGGACTTCAAATTGGTGCTGCAGGACTTGGAAGTTACTCAAAATTGAAAAAAGGCGATTTTGGTAAAGAATAGTAAATATATCGTTAACATAATAGAGGCAAAGCAATAATGGCAAATCAAAGTACATTTGGAGGCGTGCAGAACGTATCTCGTGATCCTAGTGGTCTTTTACAACTTGCAGACGTGCTAAAAAGAGATGTTACTCCTGCACTTAATGAATACACAGCATATAAAGGGGAAAAGATAACCGAAGAAACTACAGCAGAAGCTGAATTAAAAGCGGCATCAACAGAAGCAATAGCATATAGAGATGCTGTGGCAAGTGGTGAATTAGACGCTGAGCATTCTAAATATTGGATTGCTACATATAATAATAAAAAGGGGACAGTCTATGGAAACACTGTAGCAATGCAAAAAAGTGCTGCGTATGAGAGCTGGCTAAAAGAAAAAAGAACGGAAGACGTAAACTATGCTGATTCTGGTGATGACTACAGGCAATTTAGTTCAAATTTTGATGCAGAAGTGTTTGCAAAGATCCCTAGTGAAGATAGGCATTTTTTAAAAGGTGTTAGCACAACGTTAAAACAATTAGATAATAATCTATTTCAAAAACATCTAGCAGGTGAGTCTGTACAAAGGAAAGAAATCAGTAAAAATCTGTCCTCAGCTATTTTATTAGCAGACCTAAATAACCCTGATCTTGATATTAATGATATTATAGCCGCGGCGTTTAGATTAGAGAGTGCCACTGGGCAGTATACTCATAAAGAAATAAAAGACTTAATAATCATTCCTACGGTAAACAATTATTTCCAAACGGAGATAGCTAAACAAAACACTGAAGAATTTGATGGTGACGCATTATTAAAAAGTTGGGAAGGCGTTCGCGCTTGGAACTCTGATGGTGCAACTCTTTTTACTGCGGAGTCAGCAAAAAACTGGGAAGAACAAGGAAAGTTAATTAGGGAAACAATAGAAAACCACAATAACTACATGTCAGCTCAAGAAATACTTTTTGAAACTGAAACTAAAATTAAAAAAGAAGCAAAGGACATATTTCAATCCCATTTTAACAGTAAATTAGGTATATATCAAAATACCAACGAAGCAAATGCACAAATAAATAAAATGGAAATTGCGCATGGAGACGCGATTACTGCATGGGCTGAAAGAGCTAATATTAATGTTAATTTACGTGCCGATAGATTAAAGTTGGAGGCTGCATCAAGGCAACTGGCACTTAACATTAAAGGGTATTATGTTAACAGTCCAGATGCGGGTGCATTAACAGGTGCGCAGTTCTTAGAGCTAAGAGGGAAAGGGATGTACGGCAAGCAGGAAAATGATTTTACTAAATACATTGAAGCATACCCTGGCGCAGCAAAAATGTTGTCTGAAGAGTCCCTTAAGGCAGCCACTAGCAATGCCGAAAAATATAATATAGGTCATTTTATAGATATTTTAGATTACTACGGAATGGATCATACTGACGCCAACATTTCCGAAGTGTACAGAATGGAGTATGCCCGTTTTAGTGTGAACAAGGGGAGTAATACTACTATTGATCCTGATGCTATTGATCCTGATGCTATTGATCCTGATGCTATTGATCCTGATGCTATTGATCCTGATGCTATTGATCCTGATGCTATTGATCCTGATGAAGTAACATTAGCCACAATTGAAGAACAAATTGCTGCATTAAGTGAAGGTGATAAAAGAGTGTTGGATAATCAAATACAAGCCTACAAAAATGCTGTTAATCAATTTGGTCAAGAATATGCCAATAAAAATAATTCTTTAACAGAACTACAAATAGCATATTTAGACTCTATAGGAGGAACCAACTAATATGGGACTGTCAATTACACGCGACCCTGAACTAGAAGCCCGTGTCAACGAAGTTGATAGACAACTAGCACTTCAGTACGAAGCAGAGCTAAAAAAAGCTTCAGAAAATAACAAAGGAGGTGCAGGAGATATAAACCCACAAAAAGGTGATATTACTGACCAACTGATAGCGACATTTACTCCTAAAACTATCGACAATCAATCCTCAGACGCTATTGTAAGTTCTAGGCAATTAAGTGGGACACAAAATTTCATAGAGGGGACTAAAGGAGTAGCCGCTGTTGTACCTAAAGTATTCGGAGGTGCTTGGGAGCTTGGGGCTATGGTAGTAAATCCTTTTATTGGGGTAGGACCAGGACTTTGGCAGATTGTTAAAGATGGTGAGTGGGACAAAGAGAAAGCTGTTCAAATACTACATGATAGTATGGCTAAAGAATATTTGGCTGAAAGTGGGGTAGATGAACGACTTACACCTGCATTTTTAGATCCTTTAGTTGATGGGAGTGCAGCTGGGTTAGCCTCTGAATTCACAGCATTTTTTGCTGGCTATGGTTTTATTAAGAGTGGAGTTAAAGCTATAGCAGTAGATCCAAAAGGTGTATTTGGTGCCCTGAAGAAAGTTAGGACTAAGAAAGTTACGCTTCCAGATAAAGCAAAAATTATGGGGGCAGAGATAGGCAAAGACATGCTAATTGGGGGTACGACTGATTATGCTATGTTTGATCCTGAAGACGGGACAGCAGTAGATGAGCTTATTAAAGCTGTGCCTTTCTTAGAGGATTCTATTCTTAATTATTTGGTTACTGATGAAGACGATACTGATGCAGAGATTAAATTTAAACAGTTTCTTGAAGGTGCTGGGTTAGGAGTTGCCGCTGATCTTGTTGTGACAGGACTTCGTGCATGGGGTGGGTACAATAGAAAACTAGTGCAAAAATTAAAAGATGAGAAAACGCAACAACGCACAATGGTTATTGAACAACATAGGTTAGGAAATATTGACGATGACGATTTAATAATTAGCGGATATGCACTTACACCAGAAGAACTTGTTCAAAAAAAAAGTTATGACGATAATTTAGGCAGAGATGATGCAGGTAATGTAAAATATGAAGACAGTGTTATTCTTGATGCAAAAAAATTAAAAGATAAATTAGAAGAAATTGCAACCCCAGCAAGTAAAAAAGGCAAAAAACAAACAGGGGGCACAAAGAAAATTGAAATTGATGGTGACATGGCAGATGAAATAGACCTGCCAATAAATACAAAAAACTTTACAAGTAGTTTT